TATAGGGGTGCAGCAGCCTATATCACAGGGATAAACTATTCCATTCTGTCTATTAACGTTAGCACATATGGAGTTTGTTGGGTCCATAGGATCCGTCAGGCACTGGCAACCCTTGGTTGTAAATTCGCTGCCACAGACCTGTGGATTCATCTATTAGTTAAAGAGGAAAATAGTTACATCTGGTATATGGAGTACAGCAAGCCCCAGAAGCTTCCAGATGGCCGTTACTTTCTGAAGATTGCTGGTCAGCGTCACCAGCTGAATGGCGTGACCCTGCTGGATGATATGACGACCAAGTCTCTGAACATTTCTCTTTCTCCAGACCATACAGCAATTTTCTCAACGATTGATGAGGAGATCCTGAGCCAGGCGAAGACCTCCAAGGTGGAGTGGTTTGGCAAGGAGCTTTCTGATGAGACCATCACGAATGCTTATCAGGAGAGCCTGACCGACGGCGTTCTCGGTGCGTCGCTGGCAACCGTCAAGGGTGAGATTGTGACGCGCGCCTATGATCGTCAGAAGACCATTGTTGAGCTTCAGGAAATCAAAAAGGATTCCCAGTGCGATGTTGTTATCGAGCTGTCCGGACTTTGGTTCCTCAAGAAGTCGTTCGGTCCAATCTGGCGCGTCATCCAGGTTCGCGTGCGTGGTTCCCCAGCACCCCCAGATTTTCCCAAGGATTATCTTTTCACGGATGACCCAGCCGAGGAGGAGGATCCGGCCGACTATGTCGATTGATCCTAAAAAAATATCCGCGACTTATAATAAATGGATCGTAAGAACCTGCTCATCATGATTATGGCTGCCGTGGTTCTGTTCCTTCTGTTCGCTCCCAAGTCCAGCGGCTTCGCGGCTTCCCACGCCATTCAGGGCGCGAACGTTCAGTCGGGTAACTCACCTATTGATGACCAGTCGGCGCCAGTCATGGGTGGATCGTATTCCACGGACTATAACAGCATCGACTCCGTGACCTCCGCCAGCCTGATCCCCCGCGAGGTGGTTCAGTCCGAGGACTTTGGCCAGTTCAGCCCAGAGAAGATTCTGACCAACCAGAACTACCTGGACCCACGCAGCCAGATTGGTTATCCAGAGACGCTGGGCGGTGTTCTGCGCAATGCCAACCGTAACATTCGCTCAGAGCCCATCAACCCCCGCACCCCAGTGAGCATCTTTAACCTCAGCACCATCCCCCCAGACACCATGCGCCCTAAGTTCGAGATTGGTAGCGAGTACAATTAGGGAGGGGAACTTTCAGTTCCCGCGCCTCGCGCCTTAAATGCTTCTAAAATTTCAAAACAAAAAGTAAATGGCCGACGAGCAGTTTGCCCGTGCTATGAATGAGTGGGTCGCCCTCAAGTCCCAGCTCGCCTCAGCGCGCAAAGATCTTACAGTGCTTAATAAGCGTGAGAAAGACCTTCGCGAGTTTGTCACCCACCACATGAAGACGCACGAGATTGACACCGTCAATGTCAAGGAGAAGGTCAAGGTGAATCTCAAGGTGAAGAAGACCAAGGGTGGTATCACCAAGGATGTCATTCTCAAGGGTCTCCGAACCTATTTCTCAGGGGATGAGGTTCGGGTCGAGGGAGCATTCAAGGCCATCCAGGACTCTGTTTCCACCAAGGAGAAGGCTTCTGTGAGTGTGTCAGGGCTGAAGGACGCTTAAGGATATGACCTCCTAAAACAATAAGTAAAAATGGGAATCAACGACGAGTACTCGCGTGATGCCTACAGCTACGAGCTCGCTTATGACTCGGACGAGTCTGGCGAGGAAGACCCCACTTTGCACCCAGAGGACTGGCAGGACTGGTACTCGGAACAGCTTCTGGATGCATGGATGAAAATCCGAAACTACGCAGATGATAATTACTTTAAAATTAATTCATCGTACAATCACTTCCTCGAGTTTGTCATGAATTCAGAAAACTATTACTCAAACGAAGATCCCGAGTATCACGTTGTTCTTCTTTGGAACTCCATCAAGGATATTCAGGTTATTAGCGAGAATGTCGAGGTTGAGAACTTTGTTGCTTGGGTGAATATTAATATTGAATATAATTAATGATTGATATCACTGGACCAAAGGTTCTCCTGCCAGCCATCCTGTTCGGCGTCCTAAGCCCCGGTATGCTGCTTTCTCTGCCTTCCCTTAATTTCGCATCAGGCGAGACTTCTTTTATGACCGTTGCGATCCACGCACTGGTGCTGAGCCTTCTTTATTACCTGATTGCCAAGTACTTCCTCAAGATCAGCCTGACCAAGGCTGATTTGATCGTGCCTGCAGTTCTCTTTATGCTGCTGAGCCCCGGTGTCCTGGTCACCATCCCTCCAGGCCTGTTCCGCAGCGGCACCACCGGCCCAGTGCCAGTCGTCGTGCATACATTCGTGTTCGCCCTGGCCTTTGCCGCCCTGCGTTCAACTTTCCCACAGTATTACTAGGCGCGTTCCCTTTCTCAATTTCAATTCAAAAATAAAACTAGATGAAGTGCCTAGCACTCGGCCCAGGTGCAATGGGTGTTTTCGTGTATCTAGGAACTCTTTATAAACTCAAAGAGACTGGCAGACTAGATGATCTCGAGGAAATATCGGGAGCGTCGGCTGGCAGTCTCGTTGGATTTTCATTCTTAATTGGTAATCAAAATATACCAAAAATTCTAGACCATTCTCTAGAAATAAATACAAAATCCCTTATGAAACCAAATATCAAGACTCTTCTGACAAACTATGGTCTAGTACCTGTTAGTAAAGTTAGGAAAGTCCTTTCAGATTTTTGTTTTAAATTTACAACCAAAATTGATATTACATTTAGGGAGCTCTATGAAATCAGTCCCATCAAGTTTCATGTTGCGGCATTCTGTGTGGATCTCATGAGGACCGAGTACTTTAGTATAGCCACCACACCTGATATGAGTGTCCTAGATGCCGTCTGTATGTCCATATCAGTACCATTTCTATTTTCCGCTACAAAATTAAATGGGTGGCACTATGTCGATGGAGCGACGGCCGAGGTCATACCCTGTGGTCCCTTTATTGGACGTCAGAGGAAGGACGTGTTCGCAATTAAACTCGCATGGTCGCGGTCAAATGAAATTAAGGATCTAAAAACATACGGACTTTCTATCATGTATTCTGCACTCAGGATGAGAGCCTCATATGACTTTCCAATTTTGGATATAGATTTGGAGGGATCTGACGTGTTCGATTTTGGTGCGGGAAATGAAGGCAAGTTGAGAATGTTTATGCTAGGCCAGTCTCAACAAATTTCTTGATAAAAAACAAATGAAGGCGGTGATTCGCTCAGGATACACCCAAGTTCGCAAGCGTATGAAGATTACCGTCCGGCGGAAGGACGGGACGAGCTACTCGTACATCCGCAAGGCGGGCAAGACCCGCGTGCGCGCCGTGCCCATCCCAGATGTGGGTGCGGCGGGCAAGGCCCCCAAGCTGATCGGCAAGCTGAAGAAGGGGATGCTGACGCAGTACGGCTACCACCCAGTAGAGGCCATGACCAACCGCCACAAGTCCCTCTCCAAGGGTATCTCACAGGGCGAGACCCCTCTGGCCGTCTCCCGCCGCCTGATCGCCATCAGCACCCTGACAAAGCGCACTGCACCCCGTGCGTCGCGCATCTATAAGCAGGACGCTAAATGGATCAAGTCCAAGTTCAAGTGGGGGTTTAAAATGTTTTCTAAAAAGTAGTAATGGATTACCTAAAGAAGACGGCTCCGGCGCCAAGTGGAGGTGGTGGGGTATTCGGAATATTTGCTCTTGTACTAGTGTGTCTAATTATCTGCACACTTGGATATCTCTTTCAGGCTGGAAAACTCACTGGATCTGCTGGATCCAAGGGCGATACGGGGGCTTCTGGTCCAGCGGGGCGGGCGGGGCCAGCTGGGCCAACTGGGCCAGTAGGACCTAAAGGACCGAATGGAACACCTGGGTCATCAGGCCCGGCAGGCCCAGTGGGAACGCAAGGCCCGGCAGGGGCGGCGGGTCCAGCGGGGCCTCCTGGTCCAGCGGGTCCAGCGGGGCCAGCTGGTATGAATGCATCTGCTTCCGCGGACGTAAAGACTTCGTCAGTTGCACCTGGACCTGGGCCTGAAAACCACAAAGCAATTCGCGAACTTCTTCAACAAATTCATCCACAAACAGTTGGCAAATGTGACGCTTTAGTTGGCGAATTGGCCAAGTGGGCAGCTGATAATGGATATTATGTAATTGCAAAAAAAGACGAATGCAAAATTGGAAGACACGAACACGGAAACAAAGATTTAGGATTTTGCAA